TACCAGCACCATAAGGAATAGCTCGCTGAACCTTGTCACGATCCTTCGGGAAAAGAGGTCTTACATAAAAACCGCCTGCTCTTTGAAACAACTGAATTAAAGTCAAACCAAAAGAACGTTCCTCAATACCAAGATTTTGAACATCCCACTTATAACACAAACTTTGCGCCCATTCCAAATGCCTAGCAGACTCAATACGTTGACGATCCATATGAACCAAAATCAAATTTTGAGAATCACGATGCCAATCCCAAACAGACATAACAGACCAATCAGCCCACGTTTTTAACGAAGCAGCTAAATCAATAACACCAAAACGTTCACAATTGTTTTTAGGAATCAACTCGCTTCTACTAGAGTCATACGTTAATTTATATTGAGAACCTAAATCAGTCCAATGATGATATG